CACAAGGACCTGGTTTTACACAAGCCCTACTGCACGATGATGGTAATCTTGTCTTGGTAACAAACGACAACAGTATTCTTACTGTCGGACAAGTGAAAGGAGGCAAAGGAGACAAAGGAGACAAAGGAGACAAAGGGGACACGGGGACGCAGGGACCACCGGGGTCGGGGTCGGGGTCAGGAGATGGAGATTTTCCTTTAGTAGCCTATGATAATAAAAAACTTTTTAACCTATCACCTATGAACGAAATGCGAGTCGGTGACACTCCATTCAATCTCACAAACATAAGACTTATATATTTCAATGAACTTTCAGAAGGAAGTAGTATAGATCGTCGAAAATTTTTCATGTTGTATAACGTTACAACTGACGACCAAGTCTTGGTACATCCAATTCTTACGTACTTATTTAATGCACAGTTATACAAACAACCAGTCGAAGTCCAGTTAATAAAACCGTCAACTTTAGAATTTACAAAGACACGTAAAAAAAACGGTGCAAGAAAGTGGTCTTATAATGTTGAATATTATAAAGCGATTTCTAGTTCTTTAACACTAGGGGTAAAAGAGACCTCAATGGTAAATTTTACCTTTGATATGGATATGAAACTTTTTTTTGGTGTTTGTGACGCACAGTTCACCTCTGGCACCTTTCCGCTACCACAAGTAAAAGAAGACAATAGTCTGGCCCTTGTTGTATCACAAACTGCAAATGGTCCATTTCATTCGACCGCGCGCGCTGGCGAAATACAATCTTTCAACGTTGCAAGAACGGAAGGTAGCCCACATACAGCATTTGACCTAAAGTTTGATAACGATGGAAGTCTTATATTCCGATATTCAGACTTAATAAAAACAATATCAGAACCAGTAGCGGATTTGAGCGATAATTTCATTGCTTATGATTTTAAAAAACCAGATAAAATGTTTAACCAATCATCTATGAAAAGTGTATCGGTCGGCAACGGTCCATTTGATATCTCAACGCTCAGAGTAGTGTATATTGAAGAAGCGCAAGCAATGTTTTTGTTTTACAACGTAGATGATGATGATGAAAATATCTTAACCCATCCAGTCATAAAATGGATTTTTTTTGATCAGCACTTTGAAGAAGTATTTATTTATAAACTAGAAGAGTTAGAATTGAGTGCGGGAGGTGATTCAGCTACAAGGACGCATAGTGTTACAGACAAGTCTTATAGACAGATTTTTAAAAACCAAGAGGATGACGGTAGTTTTGTTTCAGGGGATACACAGCCGTCCGATGTGACTGTCCCTTTTCAAATGCGGGACATATTTGGTGTTTGCGACGCACAACTCAATCAAGCGTTTGATCAAGGATTACCACTCGATGTTGAGTCAGACAGAGTGGATGTTATAATTAAAGATAATTATGATTCAGGTAACATATCTTACAACATTGTAAGAACATTTGCTTGCCCATATACAGTATTTGATTTAAATTTTAACGAAGAAGGTGTTCTTGTATTCAAATATTCAGAACATGTACGAAAAATTGTTCTTGATAAAGAACGAATTGTTCATGATGGTTATTTTTGGGAAGAAACTCCGTTGGAATTTGATAAAAGATTTAGATTGCCCTTACGTGACCCAGATAGGTTTTATACCTTAAACGATCCTTATTACGACAACGGATATTATTTTAGAGTTCATGATTTTATGGAAGAACTTAAACTTTATGGAGTTCCACACCCAGGCTCCTACATTACAGATGTAGGTATAAGAAAGGACATTGTAGACGGTTATGCAAAATACGGTACCTTAGAACTGTGGCATAAAATTACCGATACTACAACCTTAAGTATAAGGCAAGTAATACAGATGTTGACCTACGAGCACCATGATGACTACCTTTATCACCATATCGAGGATATTCCAGAAAATTTCTTAAATTTTTTGACAGCACATGATATAGATCCACATTTGTACGTAGGTACTGTTGGTGTTTCTAATGCAATAGTAGAACAATTGTGGGCTAAGGAATGGCCTGAAATTGTTGAACACCTTCAACCAGAAAATTTTGAGACCTTCAGTGAAGATGCAAAAAAAGAATTTTATAAGCAACAATTTCAAAACGCATTAGATCTTGCACAAAGAACAATGGGGCAAGACGATGTAGAAAGACATGAAAGAATAGCAATGCAGTACAATCTCATTAGCCACGCAAATAAAAAAGGATATAAAATTTTAAACAAATTTTCGACTCCAACTCTTGATATGTGGCCTTATGTAAACCGACAATTCGATGTCGTATCACAACAATATTATTTTACGAGTAAATCTGTGAGCAAACATATTGATATGAAATTGACTCAGCAGACTAATATAACAATGCATAGGATGCGACTTGTGCGAATACCTAGTGGAGGTGAAGATGCATATGTCATTTACTATAATGTCACGAATGAAACACAAGTTTTGGACAACCTCCTTCCTGAACACCTTAATAACCTACGAAGTCAAACAAGTTTGTTAACTGAGGAGGGATATAAAAAAAACCCTGTCTCAATTTTTACTAGCACGCCTGAGGATGGTGTTGATACAGTTTATTCGAGTGAAATTACCAAACTAGAAACCGACGAGCAGGAAATGATTATAAATATTAATTCACAGAAAGTAATTAAATTAGAAATTCATTATAGTTCAAATATTCAGGGGGAGTCAGGTTTAAATTCTGAATTGACGTCGGAGTCGACAACGCAAACTCCAACGACAATTATATCAGAACATTCTACTGCTACAAATACTTATGCGCAATATGCGAATGCGGCTATAACTAGCCAGAATTTGTTGGGTGTTGTTGATGCAAGCATAATAACCACCGGACATCTAAGCCCATTTATAAAACATTTTGGAAAATCTAGATTTAGGTACACCCACGAAGTCGCTTCATTGTTTAAATTCAATCTAAAACAAATGCAAGAATCTAATGTACAAGATGAAGATGCGAATCCTGTAACGGTTGACAATATACGGTTCACATACGAAGATTTGATCGTGCTTTAAATAAAAAAATAACCTTTAAAAGTAAAATGGAAAAACCTTCAGAGAAGGAGTTATATTTAAAATGTTTGTGGGATAATTCTCCAGCTACGCAACGACAGAGGATGAGTCAATATAAAAGATTACGATTGTTTAAAGACGTAGACTTAGAACTTTGGACAATTGACGATGCTTTCAAATTTCTCATGACAAAAAAATCTGTGAACACCCAATACAACTTTGTTGCAATATTTCTTAGATTTCATCCGGACTGGAGGGAAGAACTACAACCGTACGTAGATGAACTAATAAGTGAGAGGAGCAAATGCGCTGTAGCCAGAAACCGCGATCAATTGGAATGGTTGCCTCGTAAAGTAGATTTAGATAATCATGAAGACATGCTGTTTGATCAAGGCAAATGGAAAGAATTTATTATTTCCTATTTGTTAACTCATGTTTACTGTCGATCTCAGGATATACAGGCGTGGGTCAAAGACGAACACCAAGCGTTGGGATATGAAAATTACCTCGTACGCTACCCATCATATGTTGAATTTATTCGGAATAAGTATAAAACGGTTAAGACTTACGGCCCAAAACGGTGTATAATACATGACTCTCGGTTCCAGCATGCGTTGCGTCAGTTAAACGCAAACGATCGAATTGCTCACTCGAATGCGGAAATAAGAGCAGCAACTTACAAGAATATTGGTGAGGGTAGTTATTTTAAAATATGTACGTTAGATACATGTGAAAACGGGCGGAACGTACTTAATATTATAAACCACATGAGTAAAAGTAGAGGGACTGATTTTTCTACTATGGTCCTAAATTATAATTTACAGAATTGAGTAATAAAATAAAATGTATAAACAAACACAAAATGCCGAGGCGCAGGGCAAATGATATCGACATTAGTGAACCAGAAGACCTTATAGGGTCTGCGAAAGTCGTTCTGAGTATCAAACCCCACCCAGTACTTCCGCACTTAAGTAAAGAATTTTACAGACTGAAACTATCATCAAATGAAAAATTAGAGTGTGCAGTTTGCATGGAACCTATAAACTGCATACACTGCATTTCCCTTTGGACTTGCGGCCATGCTTTTCACGCTAGCTGCACAGAGCACTGCACCACCAACCGTTGCCCTCTGTGCAACGTTTAAACAGTGGGATTGTATGGAAACTCGCACTGTTCACAGATACTGCGCCATATTTTGTCCTGCTCTACTTGCCGATCCCATGACTTTGGACCATAAAGATGGAAGGGGGCCGGGTCGACGCCTACTAACTCCATAAGTCGAATCGTCACAAACCCGTAGCTCATAAAGTTTTTGCGCCCAGGACAAATTTGTTGCACGGCGATCTCAAATGGCGTTTGTATTTCCATAAATAATGTTTTCATTTCTTCTTCTAAATGCCTGTCAATCGTAAGCTGTTTCTTGCCAGTAAAGCGTAGGAGAATCGATGGGATGGAGTGAAACATTCGGCTCATTTTTTTCTCAGACAGTGCTTTGCGGGTTTTTTCATACGTCAAATTACTGGTATTTATTCGATTCTTCATACACCACGCTTCAATAGCTTCGACGGCACTGTCGGGGACAGTTGTCAGCTCTTGAGCTTGAATTCGCTTCAAAAAGTCTGAAAAATGCCCTTCCCGTTTGTACGAGTTGCGAACGACATGGGGGAGGGTGTGACGGTACCCTAATGAATTTATACCCCCAAACTGGGCATACACCACGATGCCACAACCAGTGCATACATAGCAATCGTCTTCTTTAAAGTATTCAGTGCACCCGCACTCCTCACAAGTTTGGTCTACGACTTTTGAATGGAAGACTTGCAACTCTTCACGGGTCAGATACGCAGGTAGTTCCTTCGCAAGTTGTTCTGTACTCTCGATATACATACTTTTTAGTAAGAACGTGTCACGATCTTCTGGAGGTGTACGGTCGTATATACGGTCCAAGAGACCATGAAGGGTAGTGCGAACGTCCCGCATAGAACAATTAGAAATATTTTGATAAAAATTATACAAGAGCCTTAATGAAAAAACGAACGTCCTGTATAGGAAATTAAACTCCCAACAACAATCTCATTGATTTTGGCAACTCTGCACTTACGGACTTAATATGGAAGCGCTCCTTCTGGACATGGCACGTTGCGTGGAGACGTTGTACCGCATATCGTGTATCACTAAACGACTCAGGAACCGTGACCAAGCCCTTCCGAAATTCTTCGATCGTTAAAGGGCCGTCGAACAATTGAAGAACTGACCAATGGGGTGCCCTTGGAATAAAGACTCTGCAAAATCGAGTACTGTTGTCGAGCCAGTTTGCGTAGGAGGTAAGTAGACCAGGGTCGGGGGTCGGCTTAATGCGGTCAGTGCCGCTTCTAGCACAACTAAAACTGCAGTAAACGCCAGGAGCGAAAGTAAAACCCGTTGGAGTGCGTTTAATCGGCACACCAATGGCCTCGGTGTTAAAGGGGTGGCAACACCAGTAACAAGCGCTGCCATTATTGTTCATATGGTTCTTCTAATTGTTCTTCTAATTGTTCTGCAATGCTCGACTCCGACGGCTACCTGACCACATACCGTGTAGAGGAGGTGCGTGCGATCCCCCTCGTCGAACAACGTACGCCGCAATGGTTTAAAGCACGACATGGCCGTATCACCGGATCTATCGTCGACACTGTGTTGGGTACGAACCCGTACCAGACAGTGCACCAACTCGTCGCGGAAAAGGCAGGAGTGAAGTCGACATTTTTTGGAAACGCGGCCACTAAGCATGGTAACAAGTACGAACCGGTCGCAACGCAAAAGTACTGCGAGCTCTACGATCGTAAACATGTAGAGTTGGGAGTGGTGCCCCACGCCACTGTCGACTTCTTGGCCCATTCCCCAGATGGCATTGCTTTATCGAAGACTTTAAAGCCAATTCTCATCGAAATAAAATGCCCGCTGACCAGGAAGATTGAACCAGGCGTCGTCCCAAAATACTACATGAATCAGATTCTTATGGGACTGGAAGTATTTGACCTTGACGAAGCCCATTTTATTCAATTCAAGCCGGCCACCTCAACTACAAAAGAAGAATTCGACGTGACCATTGTATATAGAGACCCAGACTGGCTGTCGAAGAACCTGAGAACTTTTAATAAGTTTTGGGAAGCGGTTGAAGCATACAAAACCCACATTATGCCTATTTTTCAAGAGGAGTTTGAAATTATGCATTAAAATAACGAGTACAATAAAAATGATTCTTGAAACAATTTTCCCGCTTTTTTTCATATCGCTCATAGTAGCAATGTCGTTTGAACTGCTCCTCAACGACTTCAATCTGCCCGAACTGCCCACACTACCAGTTCTCCACCTAACCGCGCAATCAAACCGCATCATCCGCCACTTCAGGAGAGGCAGGCAACCAGGCGCAATAGACAAGAAGGAAAGATCTGTAAAAAACGCGGAAGAGCACCTTAGAGTGTGCGAACGGAAGTTGACACAGGCTGAGGCAGGCAAGAAAGTGCCGTGGCAAGTCATGTACAACAAAACACCCCACCTCGCCATCATCCAGAGGGTCGACTGGGAACGCAAGAGGATCGTCTTTTTGATCCTTGTTCCAGAGGACTCTATGTGTACCTGCGCCCGCTCAGTCTACGTGTTCACCGGAACCCGTCCCATTTGTGTCTGTGCTGTCTGTGGAGAGACGGGTATGTGGCAGCCAAGACGCGTTTCTTACACGCCCAACACGATGAAGAACTGTGGTGCCCAGGCAGTGCATCCATTTGACGCACCGGCCGGTTACCCGGTCGCCGAGCTGCTTGTGAAGTATGTACACAATGAGTTTTAAAGCTGGCGCAATGCGCGGCTCAAGTCACACCTTACAGCTTTTAATGACTTGTTACAACACTTGACTCTGAGCTCGTCGGCTCTCTTAACAAACACGCGATCGTGGTCGCTTGGAAAATAGCCAAAGTTTCTGTTTTGGTGACACTGGTAGATTCTGTGGCGGTCAAGCGTGGTCGGCACCTTGACTGGGTTGTATTCAAGCCACATCAGTAGCAGGTTGAGGCGGGTGTCGTAGTTGACTCCTGGTTGAAAGGGGTCTTCAGGAGTGCGACTGGCCACCATTGTAGTCGGTTCGTAGTCGGTTCGTAGAAATGGCGGGAAAAAGTGGCGGGAAGAGGGGCGAGTTCTGATGTGAATAGAAGTAATAATTTACTGTGAATGCAGAACATAGAGCAAAAAAGTGAGTTTATAGATGTGAATAGAAAATGTACATTGTGAACAGTTTCTATAATTATACATCAGAAAAACAAAATCATATATGATTTTGTTTTTCTGATGTATAATTATAGAAACTGTTCACAATGTACATTTTCTATTCACATCTATAAACTCACTTTTTTGCTCTATGTTCTGCATTCACAGTAAATTATTACTTCTATTCACATCAGAACTCGCCCCTCTTCCCGCCACTTTTTCCCGCCATTTCTACGAACCGACTACGAACCGACTACAATGGTGGCCAGTCGCACTCCTGAAGACCCCTTTCAACCAGGAGTCAACTACGACACCCGCCTCAACCTGCTACTGATGTGGCTTGAATACAACCCAGTCAAGGTGCCGACCACGCTTGACCGCCACAGAATCTACCAGTGTCACCAAAACAGAAACTTTGGCTATTTTCCAAGCGACCACGATCGCGTGTTTGTTAAGAGAGCCGACGAGCTCAGAGTCAAGTGTTGTAACAAGTCATTAAAAGCTGTAAGGTGTGACTTGAGCCGCGCATTGCGCCAGCTTTAAAACTCATTGTGTACATACTTCACAAGCAGCTCGGCGACCGGGTAACCGGCCGGTGCGTCAAATGGATGCACTGCCTGGGCACCACAGTTCTTCATCGTGTTGGGCGTGTAAGAAACGCGTCTTGGCTGCCACATACCCGTCTCTCCACAGACAGCACAGACACAAATGGGACGGGTTCCGGTGAACACGTAGACTGAGCGGGCGCAGGTACACATAGAGTCCTCTGGAACAAGGATCAAAAAGACGATCCTCTTGCGTTCCCAGTCGACCCTCTGGATGATGGCGAGGTGGGGTGTTTTGTTGTACATGACTTGCCACGGCACTTTCTTGCCTGCCTCAGCCTGTGTCAACTTCCGTTCGCACACTCTAAGGTGCTCTTCCGCGTTTTTTACAGATCTTTCCTTCTTGTCTATTGCGCCTGGTTGCCTGCCTCTCCTGAAGTGGCGGATGATGCGGTTTGATTGCGCGGTTAGGTGGAGAACTGGTAGTGTGGGCAGTTCGGGCAGATTGAAGTCGTTGAGGAGCAGTTCAAACGACATTGCTACTATGAGCGATATGAAAAAAAGCGGGAAAATTGTTTCAAGAATCATTTTTATTGTACTCGTTATTTTAATGCATAATTTCAAACTCCTCTTGAAAAATAGGCATAATGTGGGTTTTGTATGCTTCAACCGCTTCCCAAAACTTATTAAAAGTTCTCAGGTTCTTCGACAGCCAGTCTGGGTCTCTATATACAATGGTCACGTCGAATTCTTCTTTTGTAGTTGAGGTGGCCGGCTTGAATTGAATAAAATGGGCTTCGTCAAGGTCAAATACTTCCAGTCCCATAAGAATCTGATTCATGTAGTATTTTGGGACGACGCCTGGTTCAATCTTCCTGGTCAGCGGGCATTTTATTTCGATGAGAATTGGCTTTAAAGTCTTCGATAAAGCAATGCCATCTGGGGAATGGGCCAAGAAGTCGACAGTGGCGTGGGGCACCACTCCCAACTCTACATGTTTACGATCGTAGAGCTCGCAGTACTTTTGCGTTGCGACCGGTTCGTACTTGTTACCATGCTTAGTGGCCGCGTTTCCAAAAAATGTCGACTTCACTCCTGCCTTTTCCGCGACGAGTTGGTGCACTGTCTGGTACGGGTTCGTACCCAACACAGTGTCGACGATAGATCCGGTGATACGGCCATGTCGTGCTTTAAACCATTGCGGCGTACGTTGTTCGACGAGGGGGATCGCACGCACCTCCTCTACACGGTATGTGGTCAGGTAGCCGTCGGAGTCGAGCATTGCAGAACAATTAGAAGAACAATTAGAAGAACCATATGAACAATAATGGCAGCGCTTGTTACTGGTGTTGCCACCCCTTTAACACCGAGGCCATTGGTGTGCCGATTAAACGCACTCCAACGGGTTTTACTTTCGCTCCTGGCGTTTACTGCAGTTTTAGTTGTGCTAGAAGCGGCACTGACCGCATTAAGCCGACCCCCGACCCTGGTCTACTTACCTCCTACGCAAACTGGCTCGACAACAGTACTCGATTTTGCAGAGTCTTTATTCCAAGGGCACCCCATTGGTCAGTTCTTCAATTGTTCGACGGCCCTTTAACGATCGAAGAATTTCGGAAGGGCTTGGTCACGGTTCCTGAGTCGTTTAGTGATACACGATATGCGGTACAACGTCTCCACGCAACGTGCCATGTCCAGAAGGAGCGCTTCCATATTAAGTCCGTAAGTGCAGAGTTGCCAAAATCAATGAGATTGTTGTTGGGAGTTTAATTTCCTATACAGGACGTTCGTTTTTTCATTAAGGCTCTTGTATAATTTTTATCAAAATATTTCTAATTGTTCTATGCGGGACGTTCGCACTACCCTTCATGGTCTCTTGGACCGTATATACGACCGTACACCTCCAGAAGATCGTGACACGTTCTTACTAAAAAGTATGTATATCGAGAGTACAGAACAACTTGCGAAGGAACTACCTGCGTATCTGACCCGTGAAGAGTTGCAAGTCTTCCATTCAAAAGTCGTAGACCAAACTTGTGAGGAGTGCGGGTGCACTGAATACTTTAAAGAAGACGATTGCTATGTATGCACTGGTTGTGGCATCGTGGTGTATGCCCAGTTTGGGGGTATAAATTCATTAGGGTACCGTCACACCCTCCCCCATGTCGTTCGCAACTCGTACAAACGGGAAGGGCATTTTTCAGACTTTTTGAAGCGAATTCAAGCTCAAGAGCTGACAACTGTCCCCGACAGTGCCGTCGAAGCTATTGAAGCGTGGTGTATGAAGAATCGAATAAATACCAGTAATTTGACGTATGAAAAAACCCGCAAAGCACTGTCTGAGAAAAAAATGAGCCGAATGTTTCACTCCATCCCATCGATTCTCCTACGCTTTACTGGCAAGAAACAGCTTACGATTGACAGGCATTTAGAAGAAGAAATGAAAACATTATTTATGGAAATACAAACGCCATTTGAGATCGCCGTGCAACAAATTTGTCCTGGGCGCAAAAACTTTATGAGCTACGGGTTTGTGACGATTCGACTTATGGAGTTAGTAGGCGTCGACCCGGCCCCCTTCCATCTTTATGGTCCAAAGTCATGGGATCGGCAAGTAGAGCAGGACAAAATATGGCGCAGTATCTGTGAACAGTGCGAGTTTCCATACAATCCCACTGTTTAAACGTTGCACAGAGGGCAACGGTTGGTGGTGCAGTGCTCTGTGCAGCTAGCGTGAAAAGCATGGCCGCAAGTCCAAAGGGAAATGCAGTGTATGCAGTTTATAGGTTCCATGCAAACTGCACACTCTAATTTTTCATTTGATGATAGTTTCAGTCTGTAAAATTCTTTACTTAAGTGCGGAAGTACTGGGTGGGGTTTGATACTCAGAACGACTTTCGCAGACCCTATAAGGTCTTCTGGTTCACTAATGTCGATATCATTTGCCCTGCGCCTCGGCATTTTGTGTTTGTTTATACATTTTATTTTATTACTCAATTCTGTAAATTATAATTTAGGACCATAGTAGAAAAATCAGTCCCTCTACTTTTACTCATGTGGTTTATAATATTAAGTACGTTCCGCCCGTTTTCACATGTATCTAACGTACATATTTTAAAATAACTACCCTCACCAATATTCTTGTAAGTTGCTGCTCTTATTTCCGCATTCGAGTGAGCAATTCGATCGTTTGCGTTTAACTGACGCAACGCATGCTGGAACCGAGAGTCATGTATTATACACCGTTTTGGGCCGTAAGTCTTAACCGTTTTATACTTATTCCGAATAAATTCAACATATGATGGGTAGCGTACGAGGTAATTTTCATATCCCAACGCTTGGTGTTCGTCTTTGACCCACGCCTGTATATCCTGAGATCGACAGTAAACATGAGTTAACAAATAGGAAATAATAAATTCTTTCCATTTGCCTTGATCAAACAGCATGTCTTCATGATTATCTAAATCTACTTTACGAGGCAACCATTCCAATTGATCGCGGTTTCTGGCTACAGCGCATTTGCTCCTCTCACTTATTAGTTCATCTACGTACGGTTGTAGTTCTTCCCTCCAGTCCGGATGAAATCTAAGAAATATTGCAACAAAGTTGTATTGGGTGTTCACAGATTTTTTTGTCATGAGAAATTTGAAAGCATCGTCAATTGTCCAAAGTTCTAAGTCTACGTCTTTAAACAATCGTAATCTTTTATATTGACTCATCCTCTGTCGTTGCGTAGCTGGAGAATTATCCCACAAACATTTTAAATATAACTCCTTCTCTGAAGGTTTTTCCATTTTACTTTTAAAGGTTATTTTTTTATTTAAAGCACGATCAAATCTTCGTATGTGAACCGTATATTGTCAACCGTTACAGGATTCGCATCTTCATCTTGTACATTAGATTCTTGCATTTGTTTTAGATTGAATTTAAACAATGAAGCGACTTCGTGGGTGTACCTAAATCTAGATTTTCCAAAATGTTTTATAAATGGGCTTAGATGTCCGGTGGTTATTATGCTTGCATCAACAACACCCAACAAATTCTGGCTAGTTATAGCCGCATTCGCATATTGCGCATAAGTATTTGTAGCAGTAGAATGTTCTGATATAATTGTCGTTGGAGTTTGCGTTGTCGACTCCGACGTCAATTCAGAATTTAAACCTGACTCCCCCTGAATATTTGAACTATAATGAATTTCTAATTTAATTACTTTCTGTGAATTAATATTTATAATCATTTCCTGCTCGTCGGTTTCTAGTTTGGTAATTTCACTCGAATAAACTGTATCAACACCATCCTCAGGCGTGCTAGTAAAAATTGAGACAGGGTTTTTTTTATATCCCTCCTCAGTTAACAAACTTGTTTGACTTCGTAGGTTATTAAGGTGTTCAGGAAGGAGGTTGTCCAAAACTTGTGTTTCATTCGTGACATTATAGTAAATGACATATGCATCTTCACCTCCACTAGGTATTCGCACAAGTCGCATCCTATGCATTGTTATATTAGTCTGCTGAGTCAATTTCATATCAATATGTTTGCTCACAGATTTACTCGTAAAATAATATTGTTGTGATACGACATCGAATTGTCGGTTTACATAAGGCCACATATCAAGAGTTGGAGTCGAAAATTTGTTTAAAATTTTATATCCTTTTTTATTTGCGTGGCTAATGAGATTGTACTGCATTGCTATTCTTTCATGTCTTTCTACATCGTCTTGCCCCATTGTTCTTTGTGCAAGATCTAATGCGTTTTGAAATTGTTGCTTATAAAATTCTTTTTTTGCATCTTCACTGAAGGTCTCAAAATTTTCTGGTTGAAGGTGTTCAACAATTTCAGGCCATTCCTTAGCCCACAATTGTTCTACTATTGCATTAGAAACACCAACAGTACCTACGTACAAATGTGGATCTATATCATGTGCTGTCAAAAAATTTAAGAAATTTTCTGGAATATCCTCGATATGGTGATAAAGGTAGTCATCATGGTGCTCGTAGGTCAACATCTGTATTACTTGCCTTATACTTAAGGTTGTAGTATCGGTAATTTTATGCCACAGTTCTAAGGTACCGTATTTTGCATAACCGTCTACAATGTCCTTTCTTATACCTACATCTGTAATGTAGGAGCCTGGGTGTGGAACTCCATAAAGTTTAAGTTCTTCCATAAAATCATGAACTCTAAAATAATATCCGTTGTCGTAATAAGGATCGTTTAAGGTATAAAACCTATCTGGGTCACGTAAGGGCAATCTAAATCTTTTATCAAATTCCAACGGAGTTTCTTCCCAAAAATAACCATCATGAACAATTCGTTCTTTATCAAGAACAATTTTTCGTACATGTTCTGAATATTTGAATACAAGAACACCTTCTTCGTTAAAATTTAAATCAAATACTGTATATGGGCAAGCAAATGTTCTTACAATGTTGTAAGATATGTTACCTGAATCATAATTATCTTTAATTATAACATCCACTCTGTCTGACTCAACATCGAGTGGTAATCCTTGATCAAACGCTTGATTGAGTTGTGCGTCGCAAACACCAAATATGTCCCGCATTTGAAAAGGGACAGTCACATCGGACGGCTGTGTATCCCCTGAAACAAAACTACCGTCATCCTCTTGGTTTTTAAAAATCTGTCTATAAGACTTGTCTGTAACACTATGCGTCCTTGTAGCTGAATCACCTCCCGCACTCAATTCTAACTCTTCTAGTTTATAAATAAATACTTCTTCAAAGTGCTGATCAAAAAAAATCCATTTTATGACTGGATGGGTTAAGATATTTTCATCATCATCATCTACGTTGTAAAACAAAAACATTGCTTGCGCTTCTTCAATATACACTACTCTGAGCGTTGAGATATCAAATGGACCGTTGCCGACCGATACACTTTTCATAGATGATTGGTTAAACATTTTATCTGGTTTTTTAAAATCATAAGCAATGAAATTATCGCTCAAATCCGCTACTGGTTCTGATATTGTTTTTATTAAGTCTGAATATCGGAATATAAGACTTCCATCGTTATCAAACTTTAGGTCAAATGCTGTATGTGGGCTACCTTCCGTTCTTGCAACGTTGAAAGATTGTATTTCGCCAGCGCGCGCGGTCGAATGAAATGGACCATTTGCAGTTTGTGATACAACAAGGGCCAGACTATTGTCTTCTTTTACTTGTGGTAGCGGAAAGGTGCCAGAGGTGAACTGTGCGTCACAAACACCAAAAAAAAGTTTCATATCCATATCAAAGGTAAAATTTACCATTGAGGTCTCTTTTACCCCTAGTGTTAAAGAACTAGAAATCGCTTTATAATATTCAACATTATAAGACCACTTTCTTGCACCGTTTTTTTTACGTGTCTTTGTAAATTCTAAAGTTGACGGTTTTATTAACTGGACTTCGACTGGTTGTTTGTATAACTGTGCATTAAATAAGTACGTAAGAATTGGATGTACCAAGACTTGGTCGTCAGTTGTAACGTTATACAACATGAAAAATTTTCGACGATCTATACTACTTCCTTCTGAAAGTTCATTGAAATATATAAGTCTTATGTTTGTGAGATTGAATGGAGTGTCACCGACTCGCATTTCGTTCATAGGTGATAGGTTAAAAAGTTTTTTATTATCATAGGCTACTAAAGGAAAATCTCCATCTCCTGACCCCGACCCCGACCCCGGTGGTCCCTGCGTCCCCGTGTCCCCTTTGTCTCCTTTGTCTCCTTTGTCTCCTTTGCCTCCTTTCACTTGTCCGACAGTAAGAATACTGTTGTCGTTTGTTACCAAGACAAGATTACCATCATCGTGCAGTAGGGCTTGTGTAAAACCAGGTCCTTGTG